CCGGTAGCCGATCGAGGCCATCTTGACCGGCGTCTCGAACTGCTGCTGGTTGATCTCGGCCAGCGGGACATCCTTCGCGCCGGCGGCGAACCACTCGGCCTGACCGACACCGTCGATCGACAGATATGTCACCGTCGGCGTCCAGGCATCGGCGGACGTGTCGACCGGGATCAGGTCGGGGTACCGAATGGTCGGGTACTTGACCTTGTAGATCTCCGGCTCGAGGTAGGTGGCCTGCTGCCGCAGGTACGAGAGTGCCTGCTGGACAGCATCCTGGGTGTAATTGAACATGGTGTTTGGCTCTCCTTACTTCAGCCGGATGCGCACGAGCTGACCGTCACCGGCCGCCGTGTCGAACTCCGCGGCCGGGATGAGCGTCGAGCCGCCCGCGGCCGTGGTGGTGTACTTGCCGGACGCGGCGACGAAGTAGACATCGTCACCCGGCACGACGGTGGCGCCGGCGGTCACCCAGATGGTGCCCATGGTGAGGACGGCCATCTCATCGCCGGGCTCGAACACATCACCGTTGCCCGACGCATGGACCAGCGTGGTGTCACGGATCGCGATGCCCCGGAAGGCACCCGCCGCCGAGGCCGCGGCCGTGATCGTCCAGGTGTCGCCGACGGCGAAGTTGACGGTGCCATCCGCGAGGGTGAAGTTCACGGGCCCATTGAACTCGGCACCCACCGTCCCCGCACCGGCGTAGCTGCCCGGACCGGTGACGGAGAACTTCGTGGTGTCGGCAAGGATCGTGACGACATAGGCGCCCGCGGTGGCGCCGAAGTCCACGAACGGCAGAGACGGCGTCAGCACACCGTTGCCGACGTTGGTCCCGCCGATGGCAGTCGTGCCATCGATGGAGCCCGTGGTCATCGACTTGCCCTGGTCCTCGGTCGTCCCGGCGCCGACGCAGGCACCGAAGGCGATGTTGCCGTCCTCGGCGATCAGGGTGATCGCGTTCCACGTCTCCATGTTGCCGACCATGCCGAGCGTGGCACGGATGTTGTTCTCGATGTAGTACGGCTGGATACCGGCCATGATTACTCGACCTCCTTCGGATCGACGGTCAGGTGGGCGGTGCGCAGCGACTCGCAGTAGTCGGCGAAAGCGTTGCTCTCGCCGTCATTCAGCGGGGTCTTGCGCTCCTTGAGCGCCTCCCTCACCGGGTCGGTCGGCGACTTGGCCGGCTTCCCATCGATGATGTCGAAGGCGACGGTGAAGTAGGAGTCGTCCTTGCCGGCGACCTTCTCATCGCCGAGGACCTTGGTCACCGTCTCCTTGCGGATGACGGCGTTGGACTTGCCCTTCGGCTCGTAGGAGTCGCCGAACACGCCCTTGGCCTTGGTGATGACCGACACGCGATCGGCCACACGGGCGTCGAGCGCATCTTCGGTCTGTGCCGCCATCAGCACGTCGATCTCGGCCTGCTTGGCCGTGAGCGCCGCCTTGTGGTCGGTGGTTGCGGTACCCAGCGCGGTCTGCGAGGTCGCCAAATCGGTGACGGCCTTCGACAGATCACGCTGGAGCTTGGCGATGACGATCTCGGCGTCATCGTTCACCTTCACGGGAACGCCGTCGATCGTGATCGTCTTGAGGATGATATCCGTCACCTCGTGACCTCCACAGGAACATGATGCCTTCACGCTGTCACTGATCCGACAGCTACCGCCGCATCGCCCGGCATCAACAATGGCGATGTGGTTCCCGCGGATGTTCCGCTGGATGGCGTCATAGGCCTCACCTTGAGGAGTCGTCCCCGACTTCCACTCAAGGTCGGCCAGGTATCCGTTGCTGATCTCTTCCTTGCCATCCTCGATCGCCTTGATCGCCTTGGCATTGGTCACCAGCAGAGTCGTCACGAGATGATCGCCGTCACGGGTCACTGACTCACCCGATGTGCCGACGGAGTACTTTTCGGCATTGGTCGAGTCGACGGTGACCGGCGGGTGGTCATTGGTGACGGGCTTCATCGAGAACGAGGCCATGCTCTCGGGCTTGAACACCTCTTCCTCGGGGCGCCACACTCGGGTCAGTGCCTGCACCTTCCCGTCGGCATCCTTGAGGCCACGGTATTCCTGAACACCCGTGCGAGCGATGCGCGCAGTCACCCTCAAGTACCCCTCGGGGGTCTTGACGCGGCCGGTGATGGTTGCCCGATCGAAGATCATCAGTCGTCTCCCAAATCGAGGTATGCCTGAGCGTGACACCCACAGTTGATCTCGCTGCCCGGGGGTCCACCGGCGGGCGGGTGGTCCCAATCGTACTTCTTGCCATTACGGGCGGCATGCTCCGGACGGTAGTGCACCTTGCCTGACTTGATCCATATGTACTCGTCAAGACCAGCTTCCTGTTGACGGGCACGCTCGAGCGACGCGCCGAGCTTGGTCGTCTGGTCACGCGCAATCGTGATCGCCCGCGTCTGACTGATACCGAGGGACTTCTGCAGATCCTGGGCCAGCTTGAGCCTCGGCGTCTGTTGCTGCACCGCTTGCCAAACTGACACCTCAACCCGCTTGTACATATCCTCATTGAGACTACGGATTAGACTGGCGTTGCTGTTCACCGAGGCATTGAGCTGGTTCAGCACATCCTCGCGCACCGTGAACACCGACACGTCAACGCCGGCTGTGGACGCCACAGTCGACTCCCAACCAGTGCGTGACATCTCTTCCATCGCATTGGCCCAAGCCTCAACGTCCGCGCTCAGCGGTAGCACAACACGGTAGACACCATCGGCGCTCGCCGAGATGGCTAGCGACAGGGAGTCGGTCTCATCATCACGAGACAGCGCGAGAAATGAAGCGTAGGCGGGCAGGATCGTCTCGCGAATGGCCTTCGACCATGCGATGTTGACCTTCTGGTAGATACGAAGCAGCCGCTGCTCGAACGTCGCCGGCACCATAATCGGCGCAAACTTAAAGATGCGCTGACGGGTGCCGGTCCGACGGATGAGCGAGGCCAGATCGTATTTCACTCCTTGACCTCCTCGAACTTCTCGATGCCGAGCTTGATTGGTCCGCGGTACGGTTCGATCTTCGACAAATCGATGCCGTCTCGGTTCTTGGAGACGGTGATGTGCGGCTGGTAGTCGTAGTCGGACTCACAGCCCGCGCGCAGCAAGTCCATGTGGCGCCACGACAGTCGGTTGTTGGCGAAGGTGATCACGACTGAGTTGTCACCGAAGAACTCCGTGTCGCGCGGCCCGCCCGGCGCGATGTCAAAGTGACCGTCCTTCTCTTCCCACAGGTCGCTGCCGGCCTTCATCCAGTCAACGGGCGTGCGCGAGAACATGATGGTGACGTGCAGGTCATCGGCGATATCCTTGATCCCCTGCTTGCGCGCCCAGGCGATGATCTCCGCGGAGTTCTCAACCTCACGAGACACGTAGAGCGTCTTCGGCGCGGCATCGGTGATCGCCGGATCCTCGGGGTTCTTCTCGCCGGCCAGCGGGGCGGCAACAGTCGGCACAGGATCCTCGTTGATGCCGAACTCCTTGATCGCCGCCTCGATGCCCGGATAGGTGTTGTCCTCGATCAGTTGGTTCGTGACGATTGCCTGGAACACCTCCGGCAGGAAGACGTTGGTCTTCTGGTAGATTTGCGAGGTCTCTGCCTTCACCTTGGCGATCGCCGCCTTCTCGGTTTCGCTGAGTTCCCAGAGCGGAGCCCATTCATAGTAGATCGATTTCGCCCGACTGCCCGTCGAGCTGCGAATGATCAGCTCATCCAGGTTGGTCATCGCCGGTGAGATGACCAGTTTCTGGCGCGACGACAGCATGTCGTAATAGTTACGGGTGTCACTCTCACCGGTTGCATTCATGCCGGACGGCGACTGACCGAGCAGCCGGGTGATCGGAATGTCGGCAGCGCCCGACGCGATCTGCAAAAACAGCTGAACCACCTGTGGCATCGCGGAGAAGTTGATCTCCTTGCGACCGAACTCCTCGCCGTCGCCCATGAGCACCATGTTGAACATGGATTTCATCATGTTGGCGTGCGCGAAGCGATCGGTGACGCGGGAGGTCCCCTCCTCGGTGCTCAGCAACTTCGACAATCCAGGCACCGAGATGATGTCGATCTTCAGTTCGTGCAACGCCGCCGCCACAGCCTGGCTGCTCATCGCCGCGTTCTTCAGCGCGAGGTTGACCGACTGCAGGATCGACAGCCCCCAACCCTGGTGATCGCCGCGCATGGGATCGATCGGCGGGTCGCCGATGAAGCGCACGATGCGCGACGGGTGGATTTCGATGGCACCGCTGCGCGGTGTCGCCGTCGCGATCTGGTATGAGGTCGGCTCACCGTAGTTCACGAGCAGCGGATCGCGTTCGATGTCAGTCGGCTTCAGGTCGATCCGGCGCATGATATGCAGGTATTTGAGGCCGTCGAGGCCGATCGACTCAATGTCAAGCGGCGAGGCAACGTCGGCGTCACCGGTACCGAGGAACAGCGCGGCGCCTCCGTCGAGACGGGCCAGCTGCATCGCTCGCATAACCTTCTGCTGCACCATCAGCCGCTTCTCAGTCGCCTCGATCTTCTCGATCTGGGGTCCGCTGGCCTGCCACCGACGCCATTTCTTGGTCGAGTCCTCAGCTGGGATGTTGATCAGTTTCTTGGTCAGCCAGTCGAAGTCATAGGCGTTCTCGATCTCATCCTGAAGGACGGGAGAGAACATCCACTTGTCATGCGACGCCTTGTCCTTGCCGGTGTGTAGTCCCGACATCAGGTTCTGCAGTGTATCGACCCAGCTGAACATGCCCATTATCGTACCACCCTGGTCATTCCGTATTGCTCTTCACCGAAGAAGAGCCACGAGACACCCCAGATGGCGGCATCGCCACGGTCGGGGGATCGGCTGCCCTGATAACCCGAGCGATCGAACAGCAACAGCTGCTCCTCAAGCTCGCTGAAGTGACCGGCCAGTCGCAGACGCTTCTTCTCGCTCAGCGCGGCGACGGGCTGAGCGCGCACATGCTTCCCGCGTGAGGCGGTGACGATCTCCACAGGCACGTTGTTGTCTTCCTGGCGGATCGTGCTGCCGACCATCGCACCGCCGAAGTTACGCTCAGCAACGATCGCATCGGCCTCCCAGCGATAGTACGCCATCACCGCGATGCGCGCCCAACGCTCGGGCGAGTAGCGGCCGGACAAATCTTCGAGGATGTACGCCCGATCCTGTGCATCCTTGCCACAAACGACGATGCCGATCTCATCGGACCGTTCGTCCTCCTCACCTTCGCAGCCGGACGGATCGACGGCGACGCAGATGCTGACCAAAGTCGGCAGTTCGTTGGGCGACACCCGGTTGTCGAGCAGTTCGTAGGTCCACAAGGCGTGTGCCAGCTGCTCGGCGTACTCGCCCTTCTCATATCGGATGCGATCACGCTCGGGCATGTCGGCGAAGTCGTCTTCGTAGCCCTCGCCGATGTTGTCGAGATTGTCGATCGGGTTCATCTGCATCGTATCGTAGGCGTCCGGGTGCACCAGCGCGATGCCCGAGGTCGGCTCGATGTGACGGAACCAGAGTTTGTAGGACCAGTGGCCCTTGCCGGGCGGGTTGCAGTCGTAATACGCCTTCAGCTTCAATCCCGATCGCTGGGCGAGTCGGGTGATCGCGGTGTTTCGCGCGCTGTAGCTGATTTGCGAGATTTCGTTGAGCCAGATCGTGCTGTGCTCTTGGCCGAGGATTTTCTCGGTGCGTTGCTTGTCGTCAAGGCCCCCGAAAAGGATACGACTCCCGTTCGGCAGTCCCATGAACCAGTCACTCTTGTTGATCTCATACGAGACCTCCGGGAAGCACAGCTTCATGATCTTCGGCATCGTATCGTTGATGACCGAGTCCTTGAGGTGGTTGAACCGATACCGGAGAATGCAGTGCGTCGATCCCGGCGCCTTGATGGCGCGAATGATCGTGCTGTGGCCTAGAACGAAAGTTTTGCCTGAACGGGAGCCACCGCGAAGAAGGATATGTCGGGCTTTTGACCCGAGGAGTCGTCGCGCCAGTACCTGTTTCGGGGTAAACTTGAAGTTCATTGCCACCACCAAATGATGGTGAACCTACGGCAAAGGGCGATGGGCAGTCAATTCAAGAAGTGGGGAAAATCCTTGAATACTGGTGGCAAACTAGTGGCATTTACTCACAATTCCTGGTCGTCTTTACTCAAGACC